CCCCCCCTATATAAAAAACAACAACAACAGAGGGCAGCTTTACCGTACTACGGTGAAGCTGCCCGAAACGTGGCCCTACGGCAACAGAAACAAGGCGCAATGGATAAAGGCCTTCGAAGAGGAGGCCAAACGCACTAATAATCCTTGATATATTAGTGCTAATTGACACCAAGCACAAACGAAAGCCTGCGAGAGTACAAGCGCAGGTGGAAATAAAACACAAAAACCAAAAAGAAAATGGAACCAGTTTCGACTACCGCGCTCATAGGAGCCGGAATAAGCGCCTTAAGTGCCGGGGGCACAGCAGCCGCAACAGGCGCACAAAACAGAAAATCACGAGCGTTTAGCCGTGAAATGTACGAGAAAACAAAACAGGATAATATTCAATTCTGGAATATGCAGAATGAATATAACTCACCTCAAGCACAAATGGCCAGGTTAAAGGGTGCAGGATTAAACCCAAATATGTTATATGACAAAACAGGAGCTGTTATTCCAGCTCAAAACATAAATACTCCAGATGTGCAATCAGCACAATTCAGAACTCCAGACTTTGGATCAGTAGGTTCTGGATTAGTTCAAGGATATTTTGATACAAAAATCAAACAAGCTCAATACGATAATTTAAGAGTAGCAAATACAGTATCTCAACAAGAAGCAATTTTAAAAGCTGCACAAGCAGCGGGAGAAGTAAAAAGAACAGAAGGTCAAGGATACCTTAATTCAGTTGCATCATCAAACGTAGACGCCTTAATTAGAAGAGCAGGATTAGAAAATGAAAAGCTTCAAGCTGATATAGCTTTCACACTTAATCAAGATCAAAGAGCTGCTATAAGTAATACACAATCAGTAGCTGAATCTGTTCAAAGAGTTAAAAATATGGCTACTCAAAACATTAACGACGCAGCTACATTAAAACTGATTAATCAAAACTATCAAAATCTTATTAAAGATGGAACTTTAAAACAATTAGATATTGAATTAAAAAGAACAGGTGTTCAACCTACCGACGAATTATGGCAAAGAGCCATTGGAAGAATTATGTCGGATTTAATACCTACAGGATCATTACCTGGATTAGGTAAATCTATTATGGAATGGGGAAAAGAGAAATTTAAAAGTTGGAACCCTAACTACCCAGGTGGGTCATGGTAATGCAAAAAGAAAATAAATACTTTGATAACACATCCAAGGAGATGAAAAAAGACATCAATAAATTAATTGATGATATAAAGAAAAATGTATTAGAAAATGAAAGTAATCACGCTGTGGTACTTAGTAGACTAGATTCAGTATGTTCATTATTGCAGATTACCCTTATACATATTAATTCACTTAACAAACAAAACCAATGCGTTACAACAGACGAAGAGGCGGAAAACGCCGGATGAAATCCTACGGGAGAAAAAACAAAACCTATTTAGTAACAAGAGGAGGAATTAGACTCTAAAAAACATGGCAAAAGCAAATTTATTTAACTCGATTCAGCTTCCGAAAGTCGGAAGCAATGTATTCGACCTTTCACACGATGTGAAAATGTCGTTTAAAATGGGTGGACTTTACCCAACATGTGTTATGGACTGTGTACCAGGAGACAAAGTAAAAATTAGTACCGAAAGTATGCTAAGATTTGCTCCTCTTATCGCTCCCGTAATGCACAAAGTAAATGTTACAACACATTATTTCTTTGTTCCAAACCGTATTCTATGGCCTAACTGGGAACAATGGATCACAGGTAACCTTGATGTTAATCCGCCGTTTTCCTATTTTCATGACATTCAAGTAAAATCACTTCAGGATTATTTAGGCCTACCTACTGGAGTTACTGATAACGCATATAGATATCCAGATCAAAATGCTCAAACCTGGAATCCTATGCCAATGGCAGCTTATAACAAAATTTGGAATGAATATTACAGAGACCAAAATCTTCAAAATCCTTTAACTGATTCTTTAGTAGATGGGTATAATGTATTATTTAATTCATCTGTAGACGTAAAACCAAGAGCCTGGCAACATGATTATTTTACTTCATGTTTACCCTTTGCACAAAAAGGAGATGCAGTAACCATACCTCTAGGTCAATTTGCCGACGTTCCAATCGAATATGTAGATGGATCTTTAAACTACACTAGGCTTACATCTGGATCTGGTCAAAATGTTACTTCTTTGTATTCCGCTAATTTTGGAAGCGGAGACGGAGAGCTAGTAGAAAGTTCAGGACCTACTGCTATTAATATAGATAACTCTGCTTCACTAAAAGCAAAAACCAGTGAGCTTACTACCCAGGCAGCGGATATTAATTCTTTAAGAAGAGCCTTCAGACTTCAGGAGTGGCTTGAGCGTAACGCACGTGGCGGAACCCGTTATATAGAGAGCATTCTTGCTCATTTCGGAGTCCGATCAAGCGATGCCCGACTTCAAAGACCAGAATACTTAGGAGGATCAAAAGGAAAAATGGTAATTAGCGAAGTATTGAGCACAGCAGAAACCACACTACCAGTAGGTAATATGGCAGGACATGGTATTTCAGTTTCAGGAGGTAATCAATTCCAGTATAATGTAGAAGAACATGGATGGATTATAGGACTAATCTCAGTTACACCAGAAACAGCTTATCAGCAAGGTTTGCACCGTTCACTTAACAAATTTGACAGACTAGAATATTTCTGGCCAACATTTGCAAATATTGGTGAACAAGAAGTAAAGGTAAAAGAACTATATGCAGACGCAACTCTTGGAGGTGACACATTTGGTTATGTACCTAGATATGCTGAATATAAATATCTTAACTCCAGGGTTGCAGGAGAAATGAGAACAAATTTAGATTATTGGCATCTTGGTAGAAAATTTGCAGAAGAACCAAACCTAAATGGAGAATTTATTGCCTGTGAACCTTCAACAAGAATATTTGCAGTTGAAGACCCAGAAGTTGATAATATCTATGCACACATTTTCAATAATATAAAAGCAATTAGAAAGATGCCTAAATACGGCACACCTAGTTTCTAAAATGGCATGTGATACACCATTCCATGTTAAAAATCCGCGCTACCCTATCTATAGTAACGACCGGCAAGTTCCGGTACCTTGTGGAAAGTGTCCAGCGTGTCTGTCCAGGCGCACAAGCGTCTGGACTTTTCGTTTAAAACAACACGCAAGAAATGCTACTACTTCTTATTTCGTTACTCTTACTTACGATACCAGATTCGTACCTATTACAAAAAGGGGTTACCTTACACTCGATAAACGAGATGTTCAGCTCTATTTTAAAAAGCTTAGGAAAGCTCATGGAAAAAATTTCGAACCCATAAAATATTATTTAGCAGGAGAATACGGCAGTAAAACCTTTAGACCTCATTACCACATTATATTGTTTAATGCAAATATTGAATTAATTCATAAAGCCTGGGACAAAGGAGAGGTACACATAGGAGAACTTACGGAAGCATCCGCCGCATACACAGCAAAATACATAAACAAAGGAAAAATTATACCAATGCACCAAAACGATGATAGACTGTCGGAATTTAGTTTAATGTCCAAAAAATTAGGAATTAACTATTTATCAGAAAAAATAATTAAGTATCACCGTGCAGATATTGAAAGAAATTATTTAACATTGGAAGACGGAAAGAAAATTAGCTTACCCAGGTATTACAGACAAAAAATATGGACAGAATCAGAACTCAGAGTACAAGCTGACAAATTAGCCCAAAAATTTACAGAAATAGAAAATCAAAAACAATTAGAATATTACACCAAAAATCAAACATTAGATGGATACCAAGAACAAAAAGAAAGCGGAATTGCCCACAGAATTGCAATTCACGCAAAAAGAGCATCAGAAGGAAGGAACAAAATTTAGATCCTCCTTTAATTACATAGTAAAAAAAACAGAGCAAGAAATCAAGAGTACTTTGGAGCCAAGCCAAACAGTGCCAGACATGACTTTATCACTTCAAGAATTAGTGGCAAGATATACCAGAGGACAATCAGTGGCTACCTTTACCCCAGTTTATTATGGAGAAGAAGAAGAATTCGCTGACGTTAGTAGAATGGACCCACTAGAACGCTTAGAATATGCTCGATATATACGAGAAAAAATAGCAGACACTAGAACCTCCCTAGCGGAGCAACAACGAGGCGAAGCTCGTAAGCCGCAAACGAGCGATGGACAAAACTTCGTAGAAGAAAAAGCAGAAGAAAATGCGCTTAAATAACCCCCCCTATATAAAAAACAACAACAACAGAGGGCAGCTTTACCGTACTACGGTGAAGCTGCCCGAAACGTGGCCCTACGGCAACAGAAACAAGGCGCAATGGATAAAGGCCTTCGAAGAG